GGGGTGGCTGTGAGGACTGACCCTGCAGCTACTGTTTGGCTCTTGCCGCGAACTGCAAGCGCTAAATTTTCTTGCGACCAATCTTCTAGCTCAGCAGTTATCTTAGATTTATTTTCTGTAGTAACCACTTTGTCCAACAACCTTTGCCCTGTATAGGACTCTTTGTGCTCCAACTTGGAAGTTTCAAACGTCGGCTTGAAATCAGGTACGTTGCCGACCCACCGGAATTTACCTGCAACTCCGTTAACTAATGGAGCCACGTAAACTTTACCTTGTCCAGAAAAATAAGCCATTCTAGTCTCCTAAGTGATAATTCTACCCTCAAACATAAACGGAAAATACGCAAACGAGGAAGAGTACCCAGCTGGCGGGCCGCTTATTCTCGCCAAAGGTCGCATCCACTTGACCGGCTTCCAACCCTGTAGAGAATTTAGTATGAGAGGTATTATCTCGCCAGCCTTTAATCTTATATCGGAGGTGTTTTGGAGCTGAGCTGCTGCAGTTCTAACTGCCAAAACCACCAACCATTTCTGGTCAATAAATTTAGAAGAACCTTGACCAACGAGTTCTCCAGTGACCGAATCTCCTCCATAGATAATATGTATCGAAGGTGAAGGTTGTGAGCTCTCGACCATGTCTCCGACGCTAAACGGTGTGAGAATATGTAAGACATTAGGAACTTCCTGTTTCAGCCGTTGAGCAATGGACAACTCAGCCTCGAAATAGTTGTTTATGAGATTGTTCACTTACTTTCTCTTTGCTTCTTTAGCAGCAAGTAATCTAGTTTGGAGTGTATAGAATCCTGGGATTTATTTATTTCCCGGAGCTGGGACTCCATAACTGCCATACGTTGTGGTAAATCAGCAGACTCTTGTCTCGCAATTCTACGCTCGTGATCCTCTACGTATCTCACTACTCCTGATAACCACCATATACCGGCTGCTAGTTGGACAGCAAGCGCTATTAAAATCGCCAGAGGTACTTTTTTATCGATTGACCAAGACTCCATATACACTCCTGCTGCTACCAAGTAGCTAAAAGCGCATCGCGCAACAAATTCGCTTCCGCGTCCATACCGACGTCGTTTGGATGCTTCGCATCGAACCTCATAGAAGGTTTAAACGTCCCAAGCGGAGTGGTATTGGCTGAGACTGCTGCATCTATGTCGACGAGAGTACCGAATCCTTGACTCGCCAGGTTGCGGATACTGTTGTTATAATTAAGTCGCTCTGAATTGTTAGTTGCTGTGTGGGTTTCGTCCGGAACCATAGTACACAAAAACAGATTCAATCTATTTTGCTGACAGTATTGTATCATCTGAAATGTTCTAGAAAGCATTTCAGAAGCTAGAAACTTGTCAGTGGCTCCGTCGTTTGGGGAACCCGCATGGTACACAACATCCGTGACATCCGCTGAGTTACAAGCAAGAAGACCAGCTGTCAGGTAAATAGAAGAAGTTTGTCCGCTAACCCCTGCGTTCACGAAACATATGGGCTTGTCAGGGGTAGAAGCTCTGGAACACGCTCTCAACGCGTAGCAACCAAAATTATTACCGGGTAGTTGTGTTCCGTTTGATTCTCCAATAGAATCTGCCACCACAACTACTGTTCTAACTCTAGGTACTGCATAATTATATCGTATACTTAACCAAAACCCGGAGCCCGCCAAGCTAGCTGGCTCGGTTGTGAGAGTAGCTACCGCGTCAGAAGTTGATATCCCTGATTGATACAACCTCCAATAATCCAGTGCGCTTGTGGTTGGGCTGTTCCACTGAGTTGTGGAGAATGTGCCAGATGGACCGGAAAACGGGTTGACTGTACCGTCGTGAAATACGCGAAGCATACTCAATGGTCGAACCCCGCCGTCGGATCTACTCACTGATCTGCAAGGTATCCAGTCTGACCAAGGTGACTCACTCGGTAGGAACGAGCTCCCAGCTGGTAGGTTCACTGATGCAGCACCACTCCAAGTCACATTTCTCCAACCGTCTGGGTTAGAAGGGCCCGCCAGCGCAGTTGAGAATGTCACACCATCAGGTGTTGGTCTAAATAGTTGCGAAGAATTATTGACTTGTGCAGTAGAAGTTGGGGCGACAACAGCTTTCCAACCGTTGCTGGCTGCTGCATCTCTACCGTGTATCTTGAGTTGTATGGCGGTAAACGGGGCTTCAGCTTCGTGCTTTACGTGATTTGTCCAGATAGAAGTCTGACCAGCAGTTGCGTTTGTACCTCCACAAATTCTGTGTGTACCGTAGCTCTGCGACTTTTTAGTGGAGGGTAGATACGACTGCCCAAGTTGCGATTGAGTTCTACGAGCGTTCCTCCAGAGTAAGAATGTTTCTATACCAAATAACGAATCAGGCATTTAATCTCTCCAATACTTGCGTTTAAGCGTTGAAATTTCTAGACAAAAACTGTGATATCAAATCCACAACAAGGTTTTCGTCTTCACTGTCCAACCCCACGAAAGGTCTGGCTGGTATCGTCACTTCTTTTTTACGTGCAAACCCCCGACCTGTCTTGAACATCAAAAAAGGTTTATTCTTAGCTTGAATGGTTGCGCCAAAATGAAGAGCTGCTGCGTAGGGTACGTTGGTGCCATATTCCACCCCTTCCGGTAGCAGAGCGTGAGTGAGCGAGGCAAGCAACACTCCGGTGTCGCGTAAAGTGGCCCCTCCTTGATCTACCGCTCTGTAACTTTTCTGCCACGTTGTTCCGTCAGGGGCTTGCTCGTCTAAGAATCTGAGTCGCGCGTTTTCAACCAAGTTGACGCCAATCTCGTTGAACAATTGAGTTTTGTCCGAAGCAGAAAGACTGAGCTTGCTGAGAGCCTGTGCCACCGAGCCGTCTCCCTGGACGTTGATGCGTACAGACAAGCTCATAAAACCCTCGTTCCAAAATACCCGCTTCGCTGCGCATCAACCATACCATCCAGCACCTCGTCTCCAAAAGCCCCGCCAGCGTAGTGCGCAGCCTGTGGAGTGATTGGCTTGGACAACACTTCGCTTTCTTCTGGTAAGAGCGCTGGATCAAACACGAGCACTACCTTACCGGTGGCGAGCTGCTCCAGCCATTTAATGCTGCGTTCGTATCTGTATGTAACCTCTTCAGTTGGTCTATCTTTATACAGTCTAAACCGTGCTATGTCGCAAGCAGCTCTCTTGAGCGGGGCTGGGATTGACGGGAGCGGTTTGTTGTACCGGACTCCCAGGTAGCTGTCCACCTCTTCAGTTGCGTCGGCTAGAGCGGTGGATGAGGTGATTGCACTCGGTAACCCGACCCCTTCAAGAGCAGTCAGCTCTTGCTCTCCGAAACGATCTAAGAGGTCTTGTCGAGTCGCGTACATATTAACTGGCCACCATCTCTACAATGGTGGCTGGTCTGGTCACTAGCGGCAGGAAATTCGACTGAGTGTGTAAATCTATACCGCGATTGAAATCTTTAACTTCCTGGCGCGCGTAATATGGGAGCGCCAACGTGTTCACTGTCTCGATAAAATCAGCTGGGGCTCCGAAATTCGAGAAAGTCTCAGTTGTCCCTATTGGGAACGCATGACCTTTTCCAGCGTCAATAAATCTCTGGGTACCTACTATTCCTCGATACTCCTCAAACGTCAGCCCACCGAAGCTGAATCCTTTGCGCATATCCCCACCAATGCGTTGCGCCGCTTCGGAATAGTTTGCGAACGCCTCCTTGACCTTTGGATGAGCGACCAAGGCGTCGAAGAACTCCTGGCTTACCAGGCAGTGTACTCTCTGCATCGTCTCACCAAGTAAGTTGTCTTCGATCCATCGAACGACATCCATACAAAGTTTACGCACATCAGTGGTGGCTACAGAAAATGGGAACGTCACCGTTTTCTTAGTTACTCCGAACGCGGCGAAATAATCTTCGATAACTGAGCCGTCTGCATCAAGTGCAATACCTTTCAGCGCCGTCATTTTGCGCCACTCCATAGTGATGTCGAATTTGTTCTTCATCGTTTGGAGCTTCATATTAACCCGGTCAACTACGGTCTCGAATGTATCCTCAGTACCGAAAGCGCGTATACCAATAACGTCCGCAGCAAGTACCGTATCTTCCAGCGGCATGTGAGGAATGTTGAAGGTACGAATATTACGTCTACCAGTTTTACTTTTCGGAGCAACGCCACCGTACGGAGTTGTGGGTACCAGTGTCAGTACACCATTCATCATTTCTATTGTTGCTGTCTTAGTGGCTTGAGGACGCCAAGTAAATAAGCCCAGCTCGTTCACCCGGCCGTACATATTAGGTAATACGTTAATGGCTTGGCTAAGTTGGGTAAGAGAGAACCCGTCCTTAAAAATATCTAACATTTCTACTCCTTAGATTTCTGATACTGTGACAATTCCCTTGGCCGCCAAATCAGCCAAACCAGCCAATTTATCTGCATTGGTAAGTCCGACCTTCCACACAAGCTGCTCGAGAACAACCCTAGCTTGTCTGGCGACAATGACAGATTTTTTAGTTTCCGCAGCTCCCGTGGTGACGTCTTCAACGATGACGCCGATTGCCACTCCACCGTCTGGATCTACGTTGTCATATTCTATTACTTGGTTACCTGCGGCGTTTAGGCCGATCACAGCTCCGGATTTAAGCGTTTGTGAGGGGCCTACCGTGACATTGTCACGAGAATAGCGCCCAACTTCAGTTTCTTCGTACAAAAGCCAGTCGCTCTGGCGAATAGGCTCTAATTTGGTGGGTGATACCATGTAAATAGCTCCTTACTTCGATTGTTTAGAAAACTCTGTCTTTCTAGACAGAGCGTTCGACATTAATGGATTCTCAACGGGCTTGGTCTTCTGTGTGTCGCCGTTGATGGCTTGGTGTTTGAATAACTCTGGGTTCGCTGCGATAGATTTACCAGAGCGTAGCATCTTAGACACCGCAGTAAACGCTGCGTCGTCCAGCCCGAACAACACAGCTTGCTCAGCGTCTTTTGTGTCAACCTGTTTACCTAATTCAACCATGAGGCTGGAAACTTCCTTAGCCCGTAAGTCTAGCTTGAATTTCTTCAGTTCGTCTTCAGAAGCTTGCAGCTTCTGCTTCAGCGCAGAATTCTCTGAATCTGCCAAATTCAACTTAGCTTGAAGTTCTTTTAGTTCCATTTCGTCTCCTGATTCTTGAGTGCCACGCGACATCGCAACGGCGGAGGTGTTTGGGTCGTAACCTGTGGCTGTAAAACTGACCTCCACTATTCTAGAATTCTTGAATACTGATACTGGACCAGGTACAGACCGACCATTGAATGTGGCTGTCTCCCCCGTGGAGAACTGCTCCACAGACCCTGGCTCTATATGTACGGACATTTGCCAGGGGAAGCCTTCATCCGATTCCGACGCCACCGCTGAACCGGCTTCGTTACTCAGTAATACCCCTTGTACAGTCAAACCCTCAACCCCCACAGCACTGCCGGTTAAATACCCACAGCGCTGGGATCTGTCGTGGTCCACTAATGCAGGTAAATTATTGGGTACGTCCATGGTAGAAAGATCGAACATAACGTTCTCCCAGTACCAGTGATTCCTGATAACTTCGCCTGAATAAGCTACCCCCGCGAATTTTCTTTGTTTCTTGTTGTCTATTTCTTGGAAAGAGAACTGAGCAGACGACGAAAACGAGAATTTAGAGTTCTCGTTTTCGGGTGATTTGAAGTTTGTACCAGACATACGTTGTTTATTCCTTGAAATTTGCAGAAGTCAAGCTGTTTATTGCTGTGCTCAGCTTTATTGTAGGGTTTACGGAGGTTTCTTTAAGTTGACCAACGCGCTCAGAGCGCTCAGAGCTGCTTTTTTTATACTGGCCTTAGCCTTGGCTACAGCTCCCGTCAATTTAGGTTCGCTGGACACCAACTCGGAACCGAATTCCTCCAATCCTTTACCGACTGCAGCTCCGTAATCCTCCCCTGGGTTGAATTCCCAACCTTCGTCCGGTGGAGTTTCTGGTGGCTTAGCCGTCACTCCTCCCCGCTTAATTGCTTGGTTCTCTGTCAAGCTGATGACAGTACACCTGCATCTGTACCCGCAAGGGGGGTAGTGAGTTTTCCACCAAGCGTCGTCGCGGCTCAGTATGACGTTGTCAAAGTCTAGATGTGCAGGTCTAACCCTGCTGTCGTTTATGGCGTCGTACATCAAATATGGTCTACTGGAAGACACTTGTTTTTGTTGTTGCCAACGACCTCTGTTGAACGCGACTTGCATATTTGTTCTAAATATATTGTCTAGTCTGTGTTTCGGTAATTGTATGTCCAGCGTTGATTGTTTTACAGCTTTCTGAAAATCTGCGAACGTCTTGCCTTCTCGTAAAGATTCAGCAACTAAATCTATCACGAACTTAATTTGTTCAAGTGCGCCCAGCCCTGCGATAGAAACAGCTTGGGACTTTTGCACCCCAGTCAATTTACCGTAATACTCGTCCGGCAGCACCACTGCTCTAGATTCCGCGTACTCAACCGCCTCTACAAAATTCATCAGAGACATATCAATCGTCCTTTACAGCCGAAACGTAACCAATAACGTCAGCGGCGAACAGAGCTTGTTCTAGAGCTTGCTGAAATTTCTCCTCACTTACTTTATCTCCAATTAGACTGAATAATTTCTCAGCCATATCTTGTGGAGAAGTTGCAGTCTCAATAGCACTGCGAATAGATTGTTGGTTGAGAACCTCTCCACAATCTTTCAACCCTTCTGCTATTTGGTTTTCTAGTCTGTTTTGCTCTGCTGTGAACTCGCTCGAGAATAAAGAAGCCTTCACAGGAATTTTGTCTGTGTTTACTGCAGTACTTGTTTGTTGAGTCAACATTGAGAAATCTTCACTGTTTAGATCGTACCTATCCTCAAAGTACCCTTTCTCAAATCTCACTCCAAGAGCAAACAAATCTTTATCTCTAACAGCCCGGTCTTTCTCCAATCCCACCTCGTCCGCAAACACGGCTTCGTGCTTCCCCCAACCATTCAACTCACACACTGCATCTACAACTCGCTGTACCGTACCAAGCACCATTTGGATGTCGCTGTTACGCTTGTCGTTGCGTACATCGTTGTGGACTTGCCCAAGTGCTCTGTTGCCACTTCCACCGTCAGTGCCAGAAGTGAGCGTCTGCCCTAGGATCACCTTCTGAATTCTGCGGATTATGGCAGTCTCAAATATCTCAAACGTCTGGCCACTGTTCCCAGCAGGTGTCCCGACCGCATCTACACTGTCGTCTCTATCAACCCCCATCACAGCTTGGGAATGTGCTCCAAGCAGAGCCTTGACCATTTCTTTTGGGTCAGAGCTCTTCCCCACAAGCAGCGGTGCTCCAAAGCGCTCCAAAAACTTTGCCCAGAATTTCCAACCGTTTGTGCGGAAGTACCAAGGCCAATACAGTCTGGACAGCAGAGCCTCTCCGTATGGTTGTGCGTAGGTGGGTTTACATCTTGTCAAAAAGAACTTATAACGTTGGTCAACCTCTACACCGTAGGCTCCCCCAGCTCCGTTGTCCGGGTAGTAGACCAGTCTACCGTCAGACTTAGGCTCAAACCAAACAAACGGCTTCTCGCCTAAGAATTTGAACCCTATAGACCCATCTTCTTTCTTTTCGTATACTGCCTCCAAAACTGAGTACCCAAATAATCGAGCTTGCCAAGCACCTGCCAACAGCTCCTTAACTATTGGGTGCATCACCTGTTCTAATTTCTGAGATTGGGTGGTCTCAGTGGGCTCGAACCTCAGAGGTGTGGACAACAGAGCATCCAACCTGGTCTCGCAAGCTTGTGCTATCTCGTCGTCGTATAGCAATGCTCGGAGCTTGTCGCGCTTAACCCCTGCTTGTCTCAGTACCTCGTCCACGTCTGGGAATCTGGTCAGGTGTTTGATCAGTTGTGTAGCAGCTTGCTCTTCGAACAAATCCACCTTCTGCGGAGCTCCAGTGACTTTGTCTAGTACTGTACCGTCGATCACCTCGCCCAATTTGTTCGGTCTAGAAAAGTAAGTAATCGTGTCTTTGAAGAAATTTTTGAGTTGCATTTAGAAGTCCCTGCTGCCTGCCGTTGCTGGAGTTGCGGAGGGTCGTGTGTAGCCCTCCCTTGTTGTGAACCAGTTTACACCTTGCGTCCAAGCATCTACATCGTCGTCGTGTTTAACACCTGGGAATCTGCCGAATAGATCTACAAAATCGTTCACCCACGCGAATCCTTCCATCGTTGGTGACGGTAGGAAGAAATTACCCGCCTCGTGCTGAGGTTGTACTGCGTTGGCCCTCGCCACTTTTCCACCTTGTGGTGTTATCGGGGTCAGTCCCGGGACGTCGTTCTCTAGCGCATCCAACACAGCGGGGCCGTTGGCTTTGTCCTCGATCAAGACGGCGATAGTCTTGGGTCGGAACGATGCTCTTTCGTACTCGTTTAGAATACGAGACTTCGTAGCTCCGAACCCCATGCGCTCGCAAACTCTGTGTAATAGATATTTATTCGCACCTTTGCGTCCAATGCAGTGACCCGCTACAAAGTCTGTACCTGTACCGTCTTTGAATGTGCAGTCCCAAGACCAGACGATCTCCTCCATGTCTCGAGCTATCTGTGTTGGGTGAACGTGGTAGTATTTCCAATCTTTGACCTTGAAGATTGAACCTTCTCGGCTACCTGGGTTTTGCTGTAGCTGGGCTTGGACGTGATACGCACCCATGCGCTTCTCTATTTCTAGTACCACCTCTTCCGGCAACCGCTCCGGAGACATAAGCTCTCCTTCGGTCTTCCTTGGGTCAAAGAACCCAAGAGAGGTTGTCTTCCTAAGCTCCGCGCAATACCTCATCGGCAGCACTAAGTGCTCCCAACCTGTCTCGTTCGCTAAAATGTACCCGGTCAAGTCTTCTTGGTGCAACCGTTGATGCACTACAACGATCGCGTCCTCCCTTGGGTTGTTGAGCCGCGAAGAAGCTGTGCCTCTCCACCACTCAATCGACGCGGCGCGTGCCACCTCAGAGTCCGCTTCTTGTGCGGACACAGGATCGTCTACTATTATGCGGTTGCCTCCAAACCCTGTACCCGCAGCGTCTGTAGAAGTTACAACCCTAGAACCCTTCTTGTTGTTCTCATAGCGAGACTTGACGTTTTGGTCTGAAGTCATCTTAAACTTCTCGCCCCAAGCTCTTCGGTACATCTCGGATTCTATGATTCGTCTAGAATCTACAGCGTCCCTAGTCGCGACTTCTTTAGCGTACGAAGACGTCAAGTACTGAATATGCGGCTTCCTTGTCCACTCCCAGGCTGGGAATGTTTGGGAGACAATTGTGGACTTCAGCATCCGAAAAGGTAGATTGATCAACAGCCTCTTTATCTCTCCCGAGCTCACAGCTTCTAAATGCTCGCAGATAGAGTGGATGTGCCAATTGTCGCTGAATGGAGTGCCTGGTTGCAGCACCGGCCACGCGAAGTCTCTCAAAAATCTAAATAGAGATCTTTCAGCTTGTTCCGCAGAGACTGCCCACAATCTGCGTCGCAACTCAGCGACGTTCACGTAGATTGCTCCATCAACTGATAGGCTTGTACCAACAACTGCTCTAGTTTGTCTAGATCTTGTTGTTTCAGAGAACTCAAATTTATCGATACCGGAGGCTCTCCAGCTACTCCCTGAACAGCCACACGCTTGGCTGTGAAGTATGGTGCTGCTTTGCTTGCCGCGTCTAGTCGTACATGGAGAGGCATCCTAGGGTCTAAGCTGACAGCCTTCAACAAGTCTGCGGGTTGGGAGACTTCTCCCCCGTCCAAGACTTCAGCAAATCTAGCTGAGTCGTGTTTCTTGAGTTGTGTAAAGCCTAGAGCCACACCATCTTCATCCACGATCACACCGGCTCGATTGGTGTAGACGTTTGGGATGTCGGTAGGCTTCAGTGCTAATCTTCGGGGGGTTAATCTTCGGGGGGTTAAGTCCTTTGTTGATTTTTTCGCAGTCACTTCAGCCTCCTACATCTCACGTTCCTCCCTACAAAGTTGCTATGCGCTCATACCGCAACCGGACTATGCCGCAATGCCAGCGCTGAGACAACCCCTGGGGGGCTCTCAATTATAAACACGGAGTGAGAGACGCAACTTTACATTCAGCGCTTTTTTATCTAATTTTACGACTTCTATCTAATAATAAGGGTTAACCCTTATATAGGAGATAACTGAAATTAGACTTCTAACCTATGGATTCGCGTTTTCTAATTCACTCAAAGTTATGTTTGGGAGACAAATTAGATATCTAACTGGGAGACTGATTTGGCTGGTTTTAGACAACTTTGTGGAGGCGTGATTTCATCAACTTTACTCTTTGGCGGATTCAAAGTTGACAACGTAAGCATCTAAATGGCTGTAAAAACAACAGGTTACGAT